TTTAAAGCATCAACAAATGTTTTATCTACTCTGGTATCTATGGCTGAATTAGCCCTAGCATCAGTGTAATAAAGGTTAGTTCCTTCTGATAAGTCAGAAGTAGATTTTGCTGTAAAAGCAGAATCAAATCTTGCTGTTGTGTAATATAAATTGGTTGTGCCTTCTCCAAGATCATCTGTGTCTTTTGTTGCTAATCTAGTATCAAATCTAGCATCTGTGTAATAAAGATTAGTGTTTTCGCTGATATTAGCAGTAGTTAGAACCACAGCACCAGTTAATGTATTAACACTTGTTACTGGAGCTGCTGATGCTGTAAAACTGATGACACCAGTTGAGCTGTTGTAAGCAATATCACCAGTTGCAGATATAGAGCCTCTTGCTCTGGCTGTGGTGAAGTATTCGTTAGTGCCTTCTGAGAGATCAGAAGTAGACTTAGAGCTTAAATCTAAATTTGCCCCTGTTTGTAAATTGACTCTAGCATCTGCCCTAGCATCTGTGTAATAGAGGTTGCTTGAACCTTCGCTAATATCATCAGTATCGTGATTAGAAACATCAGAAACTGTACCAGTAACATTTCCTGTTACGTTGCCTTCAATGTTAGCAACCAAAGTTCCAAGCGAATTAAGTGTGATATTTCCTGTGCCTGTGCCATCATCTGTAGTAAGACCTAGTGTGAATTTGTCTGCTGACTCATCCCACATAAAGATGCCATTATCTTGATTGCCCCTGTTAATCAACATACCAGAATCATTGACTGGGCTGCCTGTAAGTCCTGCATTAAGCTGGAATAAGTTATCTGTTATATCTAAATTTGTTGTATCTAAACTTACTAAAGTTCCATTAACTGTCAAATTACCTGCAACTGTTAAACTGTCTGCAATTTGCACATCATCTGGCAAAGTAATTGTTACGTCAGCAGATTCACTGCCTGAGCCTGAAACTGTAATCTTGTTAGCAGTTCCTGCAATCGTTTGAATATAGTTGCCTGTAGTATCTGTTCCTAAAACAACGCTATTAGCTTGAACGCTGCCAGCTATAACGCCTAAAGCATCAACAAATGATTTTGTAACTCTTGTATCTATAGCACTGTTTGCCCTTGCATCTGTGTAATACAGGTTAGTGCCTTCTGATAGGTCTGATGTGCTTTTTCCTGTGAAAGCAGAATCAAATCTAGCAGATGTGTAATAAAGGTTAGTGCCTTCTGTTAAATCGTCTGTGTCTTTGGTTGCTAGTCTTGTATCAAATCTAGTATCTGTGTAATAGAGGTTAGTTCCTTCTGATAAATCAGAGGTAGATTTAGTTGCTAATCTAGTGTCAAAATCAGTATTTGCTCTGCTTGATGTGTAATATAAATTAGTAGTACCTTCTGTTAAATCATCTGTGTCTTTTGTCGCTAATCTTGTATCAAACATAGATTCGCCCCTAGCTGTAGTCCAGTAAAGATTAGTATTCTCTGGAACAATAGAAGTATCTAATGTTGATGTTGATGATTGGTTAGAACCATTGCCTATAAATATTTTGCCATCATCTAGGTTAGGTGTAGCATTTGATCTGCCAGCACCACCAACTTTAATTGAGCCATTAACAGCATGACTTCTTAAAACCTTACCTATGTTTTGAATTTGTGAGCTTTCGCCTGTTGGTGCTGTGGTTGTATATTCACCTGCTGTAGTTGAGACATAAAGTATTTGACCTACTGATTCATTAGAAGTATCAATAGATGTTAAATTACCAAAAGTAACTATTTGCAGATTATTATTAGCATTAGCATCTTCTATTGCCATGCCAAACGCAGGCATCTTAGAAGCATCATCGGCTTTTGCCTTGCCTACTGTTGTTGTATTCCCTGACACTCCTGATACATAAACTATATCTCCTTTAGATAACCCCTCATCTGTTTTTGCTGTAAATCTTACAGCACCATCTAAATCGCCAACAAATTCATTCGTTGCTGTAACTATATTAAAAGTAACATCATCTGTGGTTGCTACAGGCTGTCCTATGGCTACAGTTGGGGTTGAGCCTTCTCCAGTTCCACCTGTAATAGTTACGCCAGTGCTACCAGAGATAGATTCAATGTAATCGCCCTGAGTGTCTGTGCCTAAAACAATTGAGTCTATTTGTACTGTGGTTGCAATATTAATATCGCCACTGCCATCAAAAGATGCTGAACCTGCAACATCTCCAGATATTTGAATAGTTCTTGCTGTGCTTAATATGTCAGCAGAATCTGCATTTCCTGTGAGGTCTCCAGTAACATCGCCAGTGACATTACCAGTAACATTTCCAGTTACATTGCCTGTTAAATCGCCTGTAAAAGTGTTTGAAGTGGTAATACTAGTGCCAAGAGTAATCCAGTCAGTATCTGCTGCATTTCTTATTTTAAGAACGCTGCTTGATGTATCTACCCATAACTGATGAGCAAAAGTAGTTGAAGGCTCGGTAGCCCCTGAATTGACTGTGGCTATAGCTGCTAGAGCGTTGTTTAAATCAGCTCTGAAGTCAGCTCCACTTTGATTGGCTAGATTGTAATCGTGTTGTGCCATTAATTTACCTCTGTCCTATTGTATATTTAATCTGGTTGAGTTGGAAACACTACATCATCAAAATTATCATTATCTGAATATTGAGATGGTAGGTCTCTTAATGCTTGTCTGTATGTTGCCCATTCTGCCTTCTTTGCATCTGTTAAAGGTGAGTCTGCTGTTTGTGTCCAATCGGATTTATTTAATCTATTTTCTCTGATAATTCTAATTTCATCTAATATTAATAACTCAGAATCTGTATTGCCATTAATTATTTCACCATCAATTACTTTTGAATTGTTAATTAACTCAGGATGTCCTTCCACCCAGCCTAATCCTTCTTCTGGGCAAGATGCATCTTCTAATCCCTCAGCACAAACTTGGCAAAACTTTATGTTTCCACTTGAATCATACCAGCTAATATTTCTACTCATAATTTACCTATATGTAACAATAACTTGTATTCCACTAATGCCATATGACCTAGTACCATACAAAGTTCCAGTTCCGTTAGTTTGTAATGTTATTCTATATTGATAGTAATAATCTGCAGTATAGGAATCATTGGCTACAATAGATTGTAACGCCTCTCCTGTTTCTCCTCTTTTTCTTATCGTTGCGATTGTTGCGTAAGATGCAGAAGCAACACCGCCACTTGTAGAAGCTGATCTTCTTTGAACTTGAAGCTCACACCAATCAGCAGTAGATGAGCCAGAGTTAGCATTAATTGATGTATTACCAAGAATCATAAAATTGTTTTCAGTATTGGTTGGTGCTTGAAAAACAGCAGTGGTGACAACTCCTGTTTGCGGAAGATTATCAACATACCAGTAACCAATTGCACCAGTTGCAGTTGCAAATACAGAAGTTGCTCTTGATTGTATTTGAGCAGTATTAACACCATTAGATTTAATAATCAGGTTGCCAGAGCCATCACTTGAAATAGTTACATCGTCAATTTTTAATTGTGTGGCTTCTAGCTCATTGATTCTTGCGTTGTTTATATAAACAGTTCCGCCAGTCACATAAAATGGACTAATGCTTGTTCCTGCATCATTGTCAATCTTAAAAGTATCAGCTAAGAAAGCGATGGTACTTGTTGCTCCAGTTCCAGCAGAAGCATTGCTGTTGAGAACCATCTGGGCAACCTTGCCATTTGCATTAAGTTTTAAAACATATGATGCACTGGCGTTACCATTGATTGTTGTAATGGCTGAAGCGTTTGTTGAAATATTTGAGGTGTTTGTTCCAGTTGTAGAATTTAAGCTAGTAATAGCTGAGGCATTAGCCCCAGCAGTGCTTGTTACAGTCACAATGTCTGATTGTGCGGTTGCTATTGCTGTGCCCTGACTGGTCACAGTTGAATTCAAAGAATTATACAAAGTAACCAAGGTTGCATCTCTGGCTTTTACCCAACCATTGTTGGCTGCATTTCTGACATAGATTTGATTATCGTCATCTGTGTCAGCCCATAAATCTTGGGCTTGTAATGCAGAGCTATCAGTCCTTGTTGTTGGTGCGGATGTAGCTTTGATTAGTTGAGTTGAATCAGCACCACCAGCATCAATAGCTGAGATAACATCAGCCCCAACTTTGGCTAAGGTGATAGCATCATCTTTAACATCGGCTGTATCAACTGGTGGTGTGGAGACTGTAAATGTCAGCGTTGCTGCATCAGACTCTTGACCCACACTGTTAATAGATGAGACTGAAGCTACATAGTTTGAGCCTACTGGTAAATAGTCCAAGTCTACAAATTCTTGATCTACTATTTTATTTGTTAGCTTG